CGGACGAAGCAGAACGTGAACTGATCGAGCAAGATGTAGCACGGGCCATGAAAAGCGCTCGTGAAAAGTCAGACGAAGAACGCGAAGAGCGTAGAGTTAAGACTGATCGTGAACGCGCTTTAAGAAGCGGAGCCAGAGAAGGGTATGCTTCTGGGGGCTTTGTGCGCAAAGCTGACGGCATCGCTCAACGCGGTAAGACCAAAGGAAGGATGATTTAAATGCCTAGCAAAAGCGGTGTATACAAACGTGCGTTAGCTGAAATGCAACGGCGTGGTGTTGATACGCCCGAGCTAGAAAAAATGGCGGACGAAGAAAGTCCTGCTATGTCTTTTGTTGAGCGCCCGCCAATAAAAGGTGAACCTTCAGAAGTTGAAGTAAAACGTTCTCCCGTCCGTAAACGTAATCGTTCGGCAGTTGAAGCACTGGGCCCAAGGTCTCCTGTGTATGGTGGATATACCATTACCCCAGAAGAAGGCCCAGAGATGAGGCGAGAAATTAGTATAGGTACGCCGGACCGACAGCGGTTTTACGACGAAAAAGGCAAAATGTTGGGGTTTGCCAAGGGCGGCATGGTTGGCGCTGCATCTAAACGAGCCGATGGCATTGCCCAGCGTGGTAAAACCAAAGGTAAGTTGGTATGAAAAAGCGCAAATTTAACGAAGGAGGAGAAGCTAAGGCTTCTCTTTCGGAAGAAGAAAAAAAACGCAAATGGGAAGAGCATGAGAAGATATTGCAAGATATTGAAAACCGTGTCATGGGATACGGTCCGTATGAACGTAAAGAACGATTTTTAAAACTGCTTGATCCTCGTGAAAATTATTACACAAGCCAATTAAAAGAAACGGTTCCATATCCTCAGGGAAGATATGTTAAACCGTTGTTTAAAGATGACCCTCGTACTAGTGAACCTTTTACACCGCCTTTGTACACGCATCCATTAAGAGCGGCTTTGTATGGCGCTAATCGCCTTGTGCATGCTTGGACAGGACGAGATTATTACGATGAAGCCCGCAAAAGATTTGCTAGAGAAGTTGATCGAAAACGTGACCGCCTTGAAGACATAGAACCAATTAGAAAGAAGAGTGGCGGTTCTGTTAACTTGCCATCACGCGGGGATGGTATAGCGCGTAAAGGTAAAACAAAAGGTCGGTATATATGATAGCCTCACGTGGCATGGGTGCGATTAACCCCAATAAGATGCCTAAGCCTAAGCGTAAACAACGGCGGGATGACACTTCGTTTTATGAGTACGCTGAAGGTGGCGAAGTAAAGTCCAAAGTTAACGAAGCTGGGAACTATACGAAGCCCGGGATGCGTAAAGCTTTGTTCAACAAGATCAAGGCTCAAGCGGTTCAGGGTACAGGTGCAGGGGAATGGTCGGCCCGTAAAGCGCAGCTATTAGCCAAGAAGTACAAAGAAGCTGGTGGGGGGTATAAAGATTGAAAGCCCCGCAGAAATCGCTCTCTGACTGGACCGCGCAAAAGTGGCGGACCAAGTCTGGCAAACCTTCTTCCAAGACAGGTGAGCGGTATCTCCCAGAGGCAGCGATTAAATCTTTGAGTCCTGCTGAGTACGCGGCAACGACGAGAGCAAAAAGAGCAGGTAAGGCAAAAGGTAAGCAGTTTGTCGCTCAACCCAAAGGCATAGCCCAGAAGACTGCGAGATTTAGATGACCACCTCTGGTACCACGGCATTTAACCTCGAGTTCACCGATATTGCCGAAGAGGCGTGGGAACTTGCTGGGCGCGAAATGCGTTCTGGCTATGACCTGCGTACTGCTCGGAGATCGATGAATCTGCTTACTATTGAGTGGCAGAACCGTGGTATCAACATGTGGACAATTGAGCCGGGGATCATTACGTTGACCGCGGGGCTCAGTACGTATGCGTTGCCACTAGATACGATTGACTTGCTTGAACACGTTATCAGGACTGGTCAGAATACGGCGTCTACGCAGGCAGACTTGAATATTACGCGGATCAGCGTATCAACGTATGCCACGATTCCCAACAAACTTGCGGTAGGCCGGCCAATTCAGGTTTTGGTTAATCGTTTGTCAGGTGCGGTATCGCCTACGTCCTCTACTCTCAGTGGCAATTTGTTAGCTAACGCAACAAGCGTAGCGTTAAACACTGTTGTTGGTCTCCCCGGATACGGCTTTATCCGTGTTGGCGCGGAAGACATTTTCTATCAGTACATCAGTGGCAACACGTTAATGGGCGTAGCCCGCGGCCAGAACAATACGACAGCCGCATTTCACTCTAGTGGAGCGGCGGTATATAACCCAAATTTGCCGTCAGTAACTGTATGGTTGGTTCCTGACAATACTCAGACCTATCAGTTTGTGTACTGGCGTATGCGTAGGATTCAAGATGCTGGCAATGGTATTGAGACTGGAGATATGAATTTCCGTTTCTTGCCGGCGTTGACCGCAGGGCTTGCGTATCGGATTGCTTCCAAGACGCCTGAACTAGCAAGTCGAGTTGAGATGTTGAAGTCGCAATATGATGAACAGTTCAACCTAGCAGCTGGCGAGGATCGAGAGAAAGCAGCAGTACGGTTTGTTCCACGTCGGTACTACCTTGGCAGTAGCGGTGCATAATGGGTAACAGATTTGCCAGTGGAAAGATTGCTATCGCCATGTGCGATAGGTGTGGGTTTCGCTTTCGTTTGCGCGACCTTCAAAAACTGATTATCAAGACCAAACAGATCAACCTTTTGGTCTGTTATGAGTGCTGGGATCCGGATCAACCGCAGTTGCAATTGGGTATGTATCCTGTAGACGACCCGCAAGCGTTGCGAAATCCGCGCAGAGACACGACGTATGTCACCGCGGGTGTAAACGTTGACGGCAATCCTACTGGTGGATCAAGAGACATTCAATGGGGCTGGAATCCTGTTGGCGGGGCCAGTGCTGACGATGCGGGACTGACACCAAACTATTTGGTAGCTGTTACGTCTGTTGGTACTGTTACGATAGTGACAACTTAGGAGTCATCATGGACGCAAAAAAAGCGGTGCATAAGCATGAAGCAAACATGCACCCGGGTAAAACGCCCACCAAGTTTGCCAAGGGTGGGAAAACGAATCTTCAAATGAAGCAGCTGGGGCGTGGTCTGGCGAAGGTTGCCAACCAGAAAAAGTCTTCGTTCACGTATAAAAAATCCGCTCGGGGGATGTAATGAAGAAAGATCCTAATCAGCCCAAACCTGCCCCGAAGGTAGACTTGAAAAACTCTGGATACCCGGAGAAGAACGTCAAGACTACCGGCATCAAGATTCGCGGCACTGGGGCGGCGACTAAAGGTGTAATGGCTCGGGGACCGATGGCGTGAACTACACTGAGTTGTCAGCTAATGTTCAGGACATTGTTGAAAATACTTTCACCAATGACCAGATGGCTATGCTTGTTAAGCAGGCTGAGCAGAAGATCTATAACACTGTTCAGATTGCTAACCTGCGTAAGAACGTCTATGGACAGTTGACCACTGATAATAAGTATCTATCGGCTCCTACGGACTTTTTGTCTGTTTATTCTCTGGCGGTTATTACCAACGGTGATACCAGTACCGGCACCTACGCTTATCTTCTAAACAAAGACGTTAACTTCATCCGTGAGGCGTACCCGGCGCCTAATTCAAAAGGCGTACCAAAGCATTACGCCATCTTTGGCCCTCGGTCAGATTTAGAAACGGAACTGTCATTCATCGTTGGTCCGACGCCGGATAGCGCGTATTACGTTGAGCTTCACTATTACTACTATCCGGAATCTATCGTCACTGCCGGAACTACGTGGTTGGGTGATAACTTTGACTCGGCGCTTTTGAACGGTACTGTGCTAGAAGCCGTACGGTTCTTGAAAGCGGAGCAGGATCAGTTTGCTGTTAATGGTGAAATGTACACGCAGGCGTTGGCGCTTCTTAAAAATCTGGGTGACGGCAAACAGCGTATGGATGCTTATCGTGACGGTCAGGTAAGGAATCCGGTTAAATGATTCTCCAGACCCAGACTACAAGCTTTAAAGCAGAGTTGTATGAGGCTATTCACAACCTGCTAACGGACACGCTGAAGCTTGCGCTTTATACTGCTGAAGCTAACCTTGACGAGTCAACAACTGTCTACACGACGGCCAACGAGATCACGGGCACGGGGTACAGCGCAGGTGGAAACGTAGTAACCGGGGTGACAATTAGCAGCAGCGGGTTTACTGCATGGGTGACGTTCAATAATGTCTTATGGGTTCCCGCTGCGTTTACTACTCGGTGTGCGTTGTTGTACAACACGAGCAAGGCAAACCGATCTATCGCTGTTTTGGACTTTGGTTCGGATAAGACCTGCATCAACACGTTTGAAGTACAGATGCCGGGGAATACGGCTACAACGGCTTTGATCCGTTCCAGCAATTTGAGGTAAATCATGGAAGAACGCGCAAAAGCGACCGGCAAGTACATCGTCGAATGTTTTGATAAAGACGGTAAGCTCAAGTGGACGGCAGAGACTCCCAACCTTGTAGTTAACGTCGGTCTTCAGTACATGGCCGGAACCGCTCTTACGTCTACCGCACAGATTACTACGTGGTACATCGGTTTGTATGGATCTGGGCGACCAACATCGCACACCGGGCTTCTGAGCTTGTACCGTCAGCAGTGGTAAGTGTATGAGCGTCGGAAGTCCATGTATTGATCGTAGACAACCCGGCTACCGCCTGCTCAACCATAGAGGTGATGTTGTCGTTAACAACAGTACCCCAAGTACCGGAAAGCTCCCCGGTGACAGGCAGGGCAAGTTTCAGAATCGGCGTGTATTGGGTCGTCACGTTATTGCTCCGTTTGTTGCCATCCCGGCGTCTGGGTGTTGGTTATATCGCCCCACCCCGGTGATTGTGTGTTCGTTACGCTCCCCCATCCGGGGGTTTGTGCTGTAGTGTTTGCAGTCCAAACTACACCTTGTGTCGATGTCACATTCTGCCAGTTAGCTGTTTGCGTGTCATCCACGGGTTCCCATAAGAATCTGCCACTTATTGCATCCGCGCCTACTGCGGTTTCTTGTATTACCGGGTTTAACTGACCAAGGTTAGAAACTACATCCGCGCCCAGCGCAGATTCAATGATTGAGACGTAAGGCTTGAAGATAGCCGAGATGCTATCTAAACCTGATGCGGCTTCCTGTATGGCTGATTGGAATGTGGTGCCCGTGCTTACCGTATCAGACCCTGTAGAAGTTTCTAATACGATAGAACCAAACTTTGCCAGTGCTGAGACGACATCCGCGCCCGTGGCGGATTCAGCAATGCTTGCGCTGGGCTTGAAGATGGCAGATACAGAATCTGCCCCAGTCGATACCTCGGCAACTGCAACACCAAACGCTACACCTGCCGAGATACTGTCCGCCCCGGAGGACGTTTCTACTACTGATGCTTCAAAAGATACGTCTGCTGCTACGCTGTCTGCACCTGATGATGCTTCTACTACACTAACCGGGAACGTCGCTAACGCTGAAACCTGATCCGCACCTGTAGCGGTTTCAAGGATTGAAGATTGAACTGAATATAGACTCGATACTGTATCTGCGCCCGTGGCGGTATCAGTGGTGTCCCGGTCTACAACCGAGCATCCCCACCCGGCTTGGCCCCAAGTGCCAGATCCCCATCCGCCATCGGGCACGGTTCATCCTTAAGCTGTGAGGCTGAATTGGTACGTTACATTCAACACATCACCGGAAACAACCGACCGATCTCCCGGCGCTTGGAAGTCAGCAGCAGATTGAGCTTCAGAAGCACCCTGTGGTCGTCAGCCCTCCGCTGCCGTGGGTAAGTGCCTAATATGGCTGATGACGCTGATCATCGTGCTGATGCTTACGCTCGCGGAAATATCCCGGTGAGCGATGTAGTCACCACGCAAAAGTAACGAGATGGATGTTTCCAAGACAATCGGGACTGTTGCTGCCAGCGTTGCTGCGCTGGGAGGCGGCTACACCTTGGTGGATAAGGTGGGTTGGCTGGAAAGCCCGATTATCGTCTGGGCGCCGGAGCACTTTAAGATCCCTTCTGCACAGATTGGGCAACCGATTGAGGTCACGGTAGCGAGGATCAAGAAGCGCGATGATTGCTCGGTGGAATCGTTCATCCCAAGCATCCGAGACGGGAAGGGCATGGTACATGAGGCGGTTCCATCGAACCCCAAGTTCTCCGGCCCAGCCAGTACAGAGATTGACACCTTTACCTATACATTGAGCGTCAAGTCTGAGATGCAGCCCGGAAAAGCCACCTTGCTTGCAACCATCAAGTACAAGTGCCCGGAAGGGGATAGAACAGTCTCCTACCCAAAGAACCTGAGTTTTAATCTGGAGGCAAAATGATCACCCTTCTTACGACCCTTCTCTCTTTCCTCGCCGGGGGCTTACCTAAGCTCCTTGGCTTCTTCCAAGACCGCGCAGACAAGGCCCATGAACTGAACCTTGCCCGGATGCAGATCGAGCGGGAACTGGAACTCAGGAAGGCAGGTTTCGAGGCCCAAGCAAGGGTAGAAGAGATCAGGACGGATCAGTTGCAGGTCGGTGCAGAGGTGACGATGGCTCAAACCGCCTTGGCCGAGAAGCAAGCCCTGTACGCCCACGATATTGCCATCGGGGAAGGCGCAAGCCGGTGGGTGATCAACGCCCGCGCTCTTGTCCGTCCGGTCATTACCTACGGGATGTTTGCTCTTCTTTGCTTCATCAACATCTTCGGGGCGGCTTACGCTTGGCATCTGGGAACCCCGTTTGCAGAGGTGATCGCTAACCTGTGGGACGCCGACACTCAGATCATCTGGGCGTCAATCATAAGTTTTTGGTTCGGAAGCCAAGCGTTCAGCAAGAAGTAGGGTCGTCGGTAATGTGTTTCCACCGCTTACCCCATTCAATTTGATAGACCGTGCTTGAGTTGACGTTTGCGATGATTGCTAATGAATTTGCTGGCACACCGAGACGCAAAGCGCGGCGTATGTGGATAACCTGTCGTTGTGTTAATTTGTGGCTGGGGGTGTTTTCACCCCTTAGATTGACCAAACCGGTCTTCCAAGCATGAGCCGAGTTTTCCGCAAGGGTCATCCACTCAAGATTTTCTGGGCGATTATCAAGTTTGTTGCCGTTAATATGATTGACCGACAACTCAGGCGAGTATCCCGGCACGAAGGCCCGAGCAATCAGGCGATGAACGAACATTTTTGGTCGTTTGTCATCCCGCAAGCACGACACAATGTAATAGCCGCTTTTGCTAATCCAAGGCGACAGTTGGCGCTCTGGGGAGTGGGACTGAAACACTTGTTCTTGACCTTTGCGTATACGTTTGACGGTGTTGGTTCGGGCGGCAGACCAAATGCTGCCGTCCTCCTTGACAAGCCAAACGACGCCTTTTTCTTGGATCAGGATTGTTTGCATGATGTCCATGGGTTGGTAGGGCAGTCGTAATGCTATCAAACTTAGTTGCTATGCTCAAGCACCATGAAGGTGTTCGGTATCGACCATACCGATGCGGGGCGCGGCTTTGGACCGTGGGCGTTGGGAGGGTCATCGATCCTTCTCACCTGCGCGTACCGTTTGATCGACGACTTGAGCTACCTATACCGGCAGGTTGGGATCGGCGATTGACAGAAGAGGAAGTCGATGCGCTACTTCAAGAAGATCTTCAGCGGTTTCTTCCGGGGGTACTCAGACTATGT